TTCTACATCTCTCTTTTGAGAAGACACCACTATATCTACTAATTAATTCACTTTCAGTTGTCATAAAACATATTAAAAGTTATTTGTATTATATATCAACTCTCGTGTAAATGCAAGTTATGTAACTCCTGTTGCGTTTGTAGCTCCATCAATTCTATTAGTATTGTTTATAGTTATAGATGATAGACTAATTCCAGATGTTCTTCTGATAGCAGCACCATTACCACCACCTTGTCCACCGCTACTATCCTCTCCACCACCACCTGCATCAGCAGTGGTATCTCCTGTCCAACCTCCTTCTCCACCTGGCCCTCCTTCAGCCTCACCACCATTATTACTTCCACCACCACCATTACCAGCAGCATTTATACTTCCAGCAGTACCATTTCCACCTCGTGCACCACCATTACCTCTATCTCCTCTTGGGCCGCCAGGATATCCTTGACCTCCACCGCCACCGCCACCACTAGCGTATCGACGTGATCCTTTATCAGATTGGTGGCCACCGCCACCTCCTCCTCCACCGCCAAATCCACGATGAATTTCTCCACCCTGTGCTATGTTTATAACTGTTCCACCACCATATTCAATACCTAAAGCACTGGTTCCTGTTTTTCCACTTTCACCATTTCCTTGATTGGTTCTACCATCACCACCTTTACCACCTGCACCCCATATTCTTCCTTCTCCACCAACATCAATAACTAAATCAGTACCTGATTGCCATGATCCAGTTCTTAAGGCAACTCTACTATTATCACTATTATGTACAACTGATCCAATTAATTTATTTACATGAATAATAACCTTCTTACCACCTTGCCATCCAGTACTATTAACAGAAGGTTTAGATCTAAAACCACCAATAACTGTTACATTATTATTGTTGTATTGAGTTCTTGCATTTTGTCTAGTAACAGTACCACCACTCCAGAAGTTAACTACAATATTTAATTGCTTACCATAAAAATCACTAAATTTTATTTCACCAGACTTAGGAATACCAGTATCTAAAGGTCTAGCTGTTAATTCACCAATATTTTGCGAAACTCTATACGCACCAATATTTTTATTATTAGGTTCACCAAATTCATTTTTGATGTCGCTATATGAAATTGCTCCAGAACTTTGTAAGGCCATAGTTTATGCGGATGAATCATTTAATTGTCTCCACTCAGTACCATTATAAAACTGTAAATGGTCTGTAGTGATATTATAAATCAAGGCACCATCAGTGACTGCTGCACCAGCTAAGTTATTTCTTTGAGTGGTAGTAAGTTTTGGTAATACCATGAATCTTCTTGTGATGTCGTCACTAGCACATGAGAAGTCAACACCAGCTGTTGGGTTAGTTTCACCAACACCGATGAATGTACGGAACATTGCACCTCTACCAACAGCAAGTCCAGTTGCACCAGGTGCGACAGCACCTGAATAATCAACATCAGTTTTAATACCAAGATAACCATCATCTTTAAAGTAACTTACATTATCTCCATCTCCACCACCATCAGAGACAACTAAAGACCCTGATGCAGCTCCATTGAATAATTGGATTGGGTCACCAATAATCATAGTACCGCCAATACCTAAGTTTAGGTAAGAAATAGTGGTAACACCTGTGACTGCTAATTGTGTACAACCAATAGATGTAACGTCAACAACACTTCCTGAATCCTTACCATAAAAATCTCCTATAAATGCAGGAGCAGATGCAACACCACTAACAACCCTCAACTCATTAGCAACTTCAAGATCAAAACCAACAAATGCACTACTTACAAATGTACCTATACCATTGACTTCTAGTTTCAGTTGTGGATTTGTAACTCCTATACCAAAATTACCTTCATAAGTAAGAGCCGCTAATCTAGTAGAACCATCACCATGCCAGTAGAAACTTCCTGTATTAAGTCCAACACCACTACCATCACAATAGAAGTTAACATTACCCTGATGAGTACCAGTACTATAGTTAATAAGATCTAGTGAACCTGGTTGACTATATGGTAACCCTGCACTTCTATTACCAAACTGAAGGACTCCATTGTTATTATCCTGTGCATTAGCATTTAATCCTAAGATTAATTTAGATGCTTGATCAGGGGTTGTTACTTGTATAGTAGCTGCATCAGTTGTATTAACTCCAACTACATGTATTTCACCATTAGGTGATGTTGTACTAAGTCCTATTGATTGAGAAATACTCAATCCTATACCAACTAAGGAATTTGCATCTAGTGTTCCAGAAGTTTTTACATTTGAATTACTATTCAGTGTAGTTGCAGTATCGGAATTACCAGTTACATCACCAATATGCTGACCATAGAATTTAGAAGATGTACCTGTGAATATACCTGCGGTTACAACACCTGTTGCTGCACCTAATTGTACAAATTCAGCTCGTAGTGTACCATTACCATTATTAAGAATAGTTGGATCAGGAAACTTAGTGTTATCTATTACTGGAAGTCTATCATTACTAATCGTACCACTTGCAAGATAACTTGCATTTAATTGTGTTAATTCAGTACCAATACCAACAAAAGAGTTTGCCTTTATTTGGCCAGTCATTGTTATTTGATTACCGAATCCTGAACTATCTCCTGTCTCTCCTATAAATCCAATACCTTCTACACCAGCGTCTGTTGGATTCTGTCCAATCATTAAGTCAAAAGCATTATCTGCCTCAGTTGTTCCAATACCAACCTTCAAGTGTGTAGCAATACCAGTTCTTGTACCAACAGTATTTCTGGCCTGATGAACAATCCAACCATCGGTTGTGAAACCGACAATATCATCCATATACAAACCACTACCAAAGAAATAATTAGCAGTTACAACACCAACATTGAGTACATTAGTGTTTCCAACCAACGCATTACCTGTAGGATTTGTGGTTCCTATACCAACATCACCATGGAATGTAGCGATTCCTGCAACACGTAAAGCACTAGTACTTGTTATTCCACTAACATCTGTCTGACCACGCAGAGCAGAAGTTCCATGGACATCTAGGAATCGTATTGGAATTGATGTTCCAATTCCAACCAAGCCACTAGCGTTGACTATGAAGTTATCACTATCAACCTGTACACCATTTCTGAAATTAAATGACTTATTATAATTTGCCATTGAGCCTAGATTTTATTGTTATTTATATTCCGTCTTCGGGTGGAATTGGTTCCGACCATCCGACAGGGCCTTGATTAGGATTTCCAGTATCCTTCTTAGATTGGTTTTGCCTTTCCAATCTCTCTTCCATCATATTATTTCTCTCTTGTGTGATATCATTAAGCACTCCCACAGCAGAAATAATATCTGGTGTAGCAGCAAGCACTTCAAGTTTTGTGTTAAGTTCTTTAATTGCTTCAATAAGAAGTGGAACTAATTTTTCATAACGAACTGCTTTCTTACCATTTTCTCTGGTAACAACGATTCCTGGTAGTCCAAGTGCTTCAATTTCTTGTGCAATTACACCAGTATCCTCACCCTCATGACCAGCATCATTTTCTTTCCAAGTAAATGTATCACCAGAAATTTGCATTACTTTTTCAAGAGGATCTGCAATAGGTTCAACATTCTCCTTTAATGTCGCATCAGAAGAATAGTATGCAGTAATATCACCATAAGCACGTATGTTTCCATTAGAAGTTTGATCACCAAAATTAACACCACCTGAGTAAGTCGTAATACGTACTCCATTATCATGGTTAATTGTTACGGCTCCATCAGTATCACAATAAATAGAAACCTTAGTTGCATCATTGTTGGAAATATTAACATTACCATCACTTTGTATATACAGATCTCCTGTACCACTGTCTCTAATTATAGAGTGTGCAGAATCATGGCCAATTTGCAAATCAGGAGTTCCAGTACTTGCACCAAAACCAACAAAGTTACCATCATAGAATACAGTACCTATTGAACCACCAGGAATATCAATATTAGATAAACCTGAACCATCACCATTGAATGATGTAGCAGATACAATACCAGCAAAGTAACCACCTTCACCAACATGTAAACTCTTAGCAATACCAACACCACCATTTTCTACAATGATCGCACCAGTTACAGTTGAGATTGCAACATTTTCACCAGCAACAAAGAGATTACTACCAATACCTACACCACCAGAAACTATAAGAGAACCTGATTCTTTACTGGTTGAATCAACAGGGCTAACTAACTGAGTTTGACCTGTTACTTTTAGGGGGTTGTTGATCTTAACACTCTTATTAAATGTAGTTGGGCCATCAAAGGAAGATAGAATGTCTCCAGAGTCACCACCTTCAACAACTATTCTTTCTTTAACAGTTACTTCATCAAATACAGCACTTAATCTTGCAGGTGTTTCACCAGTTACAGTTGGAATTGGAGTATCGAATGTTGTCTCTTCACCAGTAGCAGATGATTTCTTTTGGTTTCCAATATAGAAGTCACCTTTGTTGTTCATACCAGTATAAACAACAACACCTCCAGATTTTTCTTGTGACTGAACTAAGAATTCTTCTTTCTCAGTAAGAGTTCTGTCTTGAACCTGAGGTAATGCAGTTGAGTAGTTTCCTGGCCCGTAACCAAGATATTCAAATGTATGACCAGATGCTCTAAGAATAGATGGTCTTCTAAATTCAACAGGTATTGGTTTAATCTTTCTAATTACAGAACCAGCAGTATGTGTTTGAATACCTGTTGCAAATACACCTCTAATAACTTGAAGTTGATCAGTTCCAACAATAGTCTTGGAAGCAACTCTCATTATCTCACTATTAATTTGAATGTAAGAACCGTATGGGAACCTACTAATTATATTATCAACACCTGTTACTGCAACTGTAGTAATACCACTTGATGGAATTGAGTCAATAGTAGTCGCACTTTCACTATCTAAGATAGGTACTGCACGTGCACTTAGGTTCTCATTAGACTTATCTGAAAGTTTTTCGTTAGATGAAAGACCATACTTATATGCAAATACAGGAGTTCCTACAGAACTTCCAGTCACTGCATTGAATGTAGTAACACCTACAGCAGAGTTAACAACATATGAACCTAAATTATGTTCATTTGTATCAACTATTGTGAAACTATTACCTGCAGCCAAACCATGACTGTTTACACAATTGAATGTTGTTATTCCAGAAGTAACATCAAAACTACTACTATCAACTTCTATTGCTCTACCAGTATTGAATACATACTGACCTGCCTGTAACTCAGGGCCACCAACTGTCTTAGCAATAGAAATCTGAGTGTCGTTAGGAACACTAGTTATTCTAAAATACTGATCTTGAGTTACACCAATACCAGTAAACTGTGCTACGTTATTAATAGCAGATGTAATACCTGCATTTGTAATTGTATATCTAGCAGTTCCATCACCACCGATGAATGTTGGATCAAAATATAAATCACCAGCAGCATATCCAGCACCACTTGCTTGAATATCTACACTAGTAATTTGACTAGAAGCAATACTTACTCTAGCAGTAGCACCTCTCCAAGGGCCACTTATTGAGGAATTTAATAATTTTATGTTGAAATATTCACCATCAGCATAACTATTACCTTGATTAGTTACAGATCCAGTTATAATACCAGCATATCCATGTCTTCTACTGAAGGTTAATGTTGGGTTTGCACCAGTTGGAGCATTTGATATAGTAATACCTACACCCAAAGCTTTAATAAAGGAGTCTGTACTTTCTCTGGTTAAACTCTTTTTAAGGTCATTAGTAGAAACATCACCAATAGGAGATCTTAAAGCATAAGATTTTGCTGCCTGAGGGTTATCATTTGGATTATCTCTATCTAACTGTGGATATAAGTCAGATACGTTTTGACTGTATCTATAGTCAAGAAACTCAGTATCAATTGTATGGTCTGATGATAATGCATAGATGTGATATACTCCATCTTGCTTATCTTGAACATAATTTGAAATCTTTAGAGCTCTGTAGATGTAAAGGTTTGTCTGTAAATTATTCTTTTCAAATCTAGGTAATGTTAGATTCCTTTGTGATGTATCGTTTGTAGACTTAAGACCATGTACAGTGGTAGGTTGATATGCAAATTCCATGGAATTATGCACGGTCAATACTTCATATGTTCCATTATATCCTGTATTAGCAACACCAGTGGTATTAACACTATCAGTTACGTTTTTAACAATAATAGTATCACCAACAGTTAAATTATGAGGTAACTCTGATCTAATAGAGCATATACCAGTTGTAGATGAAGAATTACATGTAGCAATAAATCTTGGATTCTTATTAAATTCATAATCACTCGTTGTTAGAGTATTATTAAAGGTAAAGTCTGCGTCAGATCTAGCACCTGTACTACTTGATTCCTGTATTACGAATCCATTTTCTGGGTTCTTAGCATTTTGTAGTTCCTTAGGTATTACAACCCTTATCTTATAAACTTTTTCATCTAAACTTCTTGTATCATCAATTCTCTTGATAAAAGTAGCCGTAGTAACATCTTCTGGTATTAATCCAGTAGTATTTAAAGCTTGATATATTCCACCAGAACCACTACTATTATTAGTATTAACGTACCACTGACCTTCAGCAGCATCATATTGAACGGGGTGACCTAAATCTCCAGAAAGTTTATCAGATACTCTTGAGAATATTCTAAGATTAGTACCACCAGCTATATCAATTGCCTTTCCAGCAATAGCATCTGTCTCGGATGATGCTAATTTAATATCATTACTACCAGCTCTAATAGCAAAATAGAGTTCAGTATTTGATACGTTCTCTGGTAAATCACCATCATCACTGGTAATAACAACTTTTTCACCAGTATCTAGTGTATTGGTACCAATAGTAAAACTATCAAGTAATTCATCAACATTGGTTACTCTATATTCTTTTACAGAACTACTACCATCAGGCATTAAAATTTCTGCAGATCTTTCTACACCTCCTGCAAATAGATATAAAATATCTCCTACCTTCGCACCTACTTTAAAACCTTGAGTATTAACGGGTGGTAAAATATCAGCACTTGTATATCCATCTAGGAATAACTTAGCATTATCACCAACAGCAAGTGTTTTGGCCTTATCAATAGCTAACCAGTCAAGATCCTTACTGGTTGTTTCTATTTTTCTTGGTGGAATGATAGAAGTAATAAATGCTTTATTATCTTTCTCAAATGCATTTTTCTTGAATCCATCAGAAACAAGAGATAATTGTCCAAAGTTTGAGTTTGAGTTTGTAATTGATTGGTCAGCACCACTTTCTGTGAGGAAATGATTTGCAAATCCAATAGCGAAAACAGAAACAACCTGAGCAACAGCATCATTAGTAAGTTTAATATGAGCAGTTTCCCATCCCTTTCTATAAATTGCAGAAGAATCTAAGTGATATGCTTCCCCTGTTGCAGTTGCAGATGATTCAGCTGCCAGTGCTGCTCCATCAACTACCGATGCTAATGAAATACCATCATAGGTTCTTGCAACTGGATTATATTTTACAAATGCTCTATCATCTTTCTGTAGTGATATTCCCGTAAACTGAGCAACAACTATAGATTTGAATCCTGTAGCCTTTGCACCATCAATGTTCATACCGTTCATACCATAGACTGAACGCATTGATAGGTTAAACACATATGGTGATGCACCTAGTACAGTATCAGTTTCAACTGTTACTGTTGCTGCTGAAGTATTACCTGGAATCAGAGTAAGTGGTGGATTCGGTAATGTATATGTAAATACCGTATCATCACTATTACTTACACTGGTAACTGTAGCAGATATATTATAGTTTGTTGGAGTAACACCTCTTACTTTAATTGGTGTACCTACATTATATCCATGAGCTCTAGAAGTTTTTGCAGTAACCACATTAGTTACACCAGCCTCGTCTCCAGCTCTAATACTTGTTAATGTAATAGGATCAGCAGCAAAAGCACCAACAATTTCAAATTCTGGTCTTCGTGGCCAGAAAGCAAGAGGATCTGCTGGATATTTCTGAGTACTTTCAATTTCTCTTCCAGAACCTACATTATATGCATTACCTATCTTAGCGTAATACATATCAAGGTCTGTAATATCATATGTGGTATCACCAAGAGTTACATAATTGATACCATCAGCATATTCAAAACATGATAATTTATGGTGTGAGAATATTGGACTTGCTGTTTTTGCAAAGTTAGCTGGGTCTGTATATACTAATCCTAAATCATCTCCATCAAATATAGAGAACTGCCAGAAATAGCAGGTACCAGTCATTCTGAAGATTGCTGAATGAGCTACATTTGGATCGGTTGGATTTGGAACATACTTAGGTCTGATCCTAGTTTTTCTAAGATCCATACCAACAATAGATGTTCCTCTAGGTAGAATAAGACCACCGTAAACACTATTAAATTTGTAGAGTATATTATCTGCTTGTGTTAAATCAAAATTACTTGTTAGGTTTAAATCTAAAGTTGTTAATGCATTAGATACTGTTCCACCACCAGCTGGTTGAACTTTAGCAACTCCATTTTCATTAAAAATTCTATAACCTGGCCTGTTATCAATAATATGCTCACCAGGATATAATACTATAGTGGTTTTAGCTATCTCATCATTACTTCTTCCTTTGACATAAGAAAATCTAGCCGCTTCTAGCAGTGCTCTTTGAACGGTCTTAAAAGGTCTAGCAAGAGAATTACCTTCATTACTAATACTATCTGTTGAGTCCAAATCACTTGGACTTACATAAAGAATACGGCCTTCAGTGTTCTTTATGAAATTATCTAATTTATTCAGAGGCATGAGTTTTCCTTATGACTACTAAAATTATTACTATAAGTTATTTAGTCACCCTAGAACTCCTCTTCTTCCACGAAATCGGGAGGAAGATCTTCTGGGTTTTCTAATTCTATTGGAAATACCATTGGATGCATTTCCTCGTGCATTAAATATGCATAATATTTGTACAATTCGTCAGTTGTATATCGTTTCTCATAATCAGCAATAGTTGTAATCATTGGAAGATCTTCTTCTGTTCGATCTAAGTCTTCTAGTTCATCAAAGGTAAAAGGAATACCATTAATGAAATACATCAAAACGATTCTTTCAATCGTACCTTCAAGTTCCTCACTGTACCAACAGTAAGTAGTTTCTATCACAAATGTATTTACCATTATTCATGGCCCGTCATTATGTGTAGTATGTATGCGAACTATTTCATCATCAATTAAACCTTCATCCTTTAATTTCTTATAGTTATAGCAACTTTCAAAATTAAGTTTAATTTTTGGTTCCTTTGTCTTTTTCATAAATGGCAAGATTCGCGTACTTTATTCTCTCAGGTTCTAATAAATCATTCACTACTTCCATCACATCTAAAAATTGTTCAGATGTTTGGCACATAATCTTTTTTTCATAACCATTATCGGAAATTATAAGAAAAGATCTATTACAAAGATCTATAATAGTCTCTCTTACTAATTCACCTTCCATCATAAACTCAGAACATATAGAGTATTATACCATATATATGCTGGTTTGTCTATCGTTGTGATAAAATTGTAAGTTGGCCATTGTAGTGGCCACCATTTCCATTCTCTAGTTTTACTTTGTCGAACGGATACCAAAAACTATTATTATGACCTCTACAAGATATTTCATAAAAATCAGCACCACTCCATCCAGACGCACCAGTACCAGCCTCCATGTGAGAATGGTAGGTGTAATAATATGGAATTATCTCATTACCAGTTGTTACTTTGCTTATGACTATCTCACCACTATACAGGAGATTAGTATTGATCAGATTATAATCCATAGGATACCAATTAAATTGTTCAATTCGTTTGAAACGAGTTACTGAACCGCCAGCCTCAACATTATAACCTACATCAAAATAATCTTCTTGCTTATAAGTAGGCCCAAAACCAATATACAGATGATTTCTACCACCTAGTGAGTACCTAATCTCATGAAAAACAAGTTTAACTACTTGTGGATTGTTTAAATCTGTTGCCTCAAAATGAGAATGGTTACCAAATCCACCATATGTTTTATGAACTGTCCATGAAGTTGGAGTTGCGAATGAGAGTGCCTTATTCCCATTTGTCTGTAGAACATCACCAGAGTTCCCATCTACGTCGGGGAAGGTGAATCCATTAGTTACACCCGTTAATTTAGAACCATCTCCCGTAATAGTAGCTGCATCTAATTCACCTGTGATTACAACTTTGTTTGATTTAATTTCATCTACTTCTATTGATTCAGTAGCAGTAATTTTATCAGCAAAAATCTCATCAGCAAATACATTAGTGTTTGGTTCTTCAGCCATCTTCTTATATTCCGTTTGGTGAACTATTAAATATTTTTTCTGCTTGAGCACCAACTAATACTTTTGGAGCCATAGCAACATTCATCTTCCATGATTTCTTTAATATCTTACCCAAAGATCCATTAAAACGACCAGGAACATCAATTTTCATTCCTTCAATTTGAATATGTCTACAATAATTTGATTCTGTACCACCTAATGCTAATTTTTTCTTAGCTTTAAGGACGATAGTGTCTGCCTCTAGTGTAATTGTATGTGCAGCCTTTATTCCTATAGAGTTCTTTACTGAAGTAATACTAACATTTCCATTGTGAGCAGTCATCTGAATACCAGTAGTATCATTAGCACCACTACTATTAGCATCTATTTGAAATGTTTGCTCTGTTTCTAATCTGGTTATAGGGCCTTCATGATGTGCTATCACAAATCTACACCCTGCATCATTAGTAAATTTTATTGCTGCAGATTCTGGCCCACATTTACTATCATTAGGATTACGTGTTTCTAGGTAACATAAAGGACTCCACATGTCCTGAATTGTTGCACTGTATCCTGATTGATTAGACATAATTAATTAACCTCCCCACTAGTATATGATTTACCAACACAATCAATAATCTCAAGAACTTTTCCTTGAGGTCGAGTATTAGACATTATAGGTCTTAGTCTAGCACCAGATCCTGTTTCACTCTTAATTTTCATATTTGGAAAATCACGATATGCAATCTGATTCACAACATTAACACCAGTAACTCTACCATCTGTAATTACTACTTCAAAATTATCTAAAGTAGCATCTTCATAACCTGAGCCAGGTGCGTCAATTAGAACTCCAGTTACAAAAGCATCATCTTCACTCTCGGCAGGATATTTACTACCAATAGTAGTCATAGTGATACTGGTAATCTGACCGTAAGTTGGAGATTTTGGATTATAATCAATAGTTGCTTTACCATAAGCACCTTCTCCCTTCTGACATTCATCATCAAAAGTCACTATAGGTTCACTCATATATCTTGCACCAGGATTTGTAATTTCTACTCCAATAATACTTGCAGTTCTTTGTACTGAAGCAAACATATTATTAGTATCTAACCTATTGATGAATTTTCCAAGTATAACTCTACCTGCTCCACCTTGTCCTCCACCACCGAAGATGCTAACAGTTGGGCCTCCACAAATAGACTCAGGTGGATCTCCACATGGGCCAATATCAGATGATGGTGATTTACCTCCAAAAATATCCCAAGATCCATACTCTTTTTCAAATGCTGTTAATTTATCACTTGCTGCTGCTGTGACTGCTGTTCCTGAGAACATTCTTCTAAAGTCTTCACTTTGAGTAGAATCTGATGGGCTTGGTCTATCACCTTTACCTGTTACATAATTGGTACTAGGAGGACAATCCATTTTTTCACCACAAGATAATAAACCCTCAGCCTTTGATAACATATCAACACCACTTGTTAGGAATTGTTTGGTATTAAATGCAAAACCTAATGTCTTTTCAATAGGTGCCATTATTGGGCCAGCAACTGAATCCATCATATCACTAGTTTTATTAACGACTGCACCCATCAATTCCTGAACTGCACATGCTGGTGCTTTAGTTATATTTTTCGCTGCTGCTGTTACTAGATCACTAACAACACCTTCCATAGCATCTGTAATACTCTGCATACCACAAGTTGCACCATCAAATGCATTTTGCATGGGACTTAACATCCCTCCTTGAATTCCTTTAATTATTGCGACTGCTGCAGGTTTAGGTAAAGCAGTTGGTACTAAAGCCATAATTGAATCATGAACTTGACCTAATCCTGCCTTAAATTCTGATTCCATCTTATCATTCAATGCACCCGTCATTTTATTAGTTACGCTAGTCATACCACGGGCAACTAAATCTGATACATTTCTAATTTCTTGAGGCATATTTAATACTTGATTTCCACGTGCCTGAATCTTATCGAAGAAATTATTTAAGGAATTACTAATCTCACTCATAGAAGTATCACTACAAGGATTTGCTTGTGTAACAGTAACTCCAACAGTATTACTATCAGATTTAGTACATTCTTGTAATGCTCTGATAAAATTTTGTCTCTGTTCTTTTGCTGCGTCAGTAAGTGAACTTAAAGGTTTAGGAATTACACCTTCAAAAACTGAGGGATAATTATTTTTATATTGACTTATTATATTCTGTAATTTTGGATCAGCAGGGTTAGCCTCTATCAAATCCTTTACGGTTTTAATACTTAAATCATCTAAAACTTTTGGTGCTGGTGTGGTACTCATTGTCTTTGTAATTTCTCAACTACGGTTTCTTTCTGCATAGGTGCAACATCATTTAAACCATTTGCATCAAACCATGGTGCTTCTTCCCAATCAAATCCTTCACCAAATGTATTGTCTGGAGCCATAACATACCAATGACATTTTGCATCAGGTATATCTACAGCACAAACTGCCCAATCGTCTGCCCACTGAGGTACTTGAACATACATCACTGGTAAGTGATTTGCAAATAATGAAAGAATGAATGAAAATATAAACATAATGTTATTTATCTACGGTTACTGACGTGCTTTCCAGTTTCGTAAAGCTCTCTGATACGAAGCTGCTCCACTACGACCACCCCCAAAATCACTTCGTACTGGTTTTGGATCTTCTGGTGCTGGTACTGCACCAACTGTATTATCTCCACCTAATCCAGCTCTAGCCAAATCTTCATCTTTGGTCTCTCTATTATCTGTACTACTATCTACTCTAGCAGAAGGTGTACATATTGGTACAGTCTCACTAAATTCAGCAGAATCAATTAAGTTAGCATCTGTATTGTTACCAACGTATCCCGTTTTAATATCAAATCTTCCCGTTCCATATTTAACACCTGAAGTTCTACCTAAAACATTTGTGATAACAGGATTTTGTTTCCTATCACCATCCATGAATCTACCCATAACAACATCACCTTGTGATATTGCTGGAGTTTTCTTTCTACCTCCCGCACCCGTTCCATCAGATACTCCAAGAGCTACCATTGCGTAAATGATATCAGTGTCTTTTACAGTTTCATCACTAGGGTGACTACCCATTACAGCAACTCTGTATCTGTATCCTACACCTTCATCACCATTCTGTTGTTCTTTTTGTGATTCTAACGGAAGAATGATACCAAGAAATTCATTAGTACCAGATCCGTATGTATTTTCATCAGGCATGATTAGTCTTTAGCCTCCACCCATTTGTAACCAGTAGTTCTACCTCTCTTATTCTTAATAGCAACTTTTACCATTTCTTTAGGTGTTTCACCCTTAGAGAAATGCATTCCATAAGAGTCTCTTATTAATTTCATAGAAGTAACAGATTTTTCGGCCTCAAAGAAATGACATAGTGATTGTATTATATAAGTACCACTTGTCTTTTGATCAGGGCCTGATTCCTTATTACTACTTATAACCTCAACTTCAAGTTTAATTGTATCTCCTGCTTCTAAATCAGTATTGCATGGAACAACAATAGAATAGTTTTGAGAGAATAATATATTATATCTTGCAGCACCAGCAGCATAATATAACTCAGGACTATTATTAGCATCTACACTGGTATCTGCTCCACCAATATTCATTACAGCAGTTGATACCCTATGAAATCTTGTTCCTCCTTCAAATTCTTCATCAAGAATTTTAGCGACTGTTGGTTTATTACCCAAAGAACTAAATTTCTCATCATCTATTAATTTACCATCAACAACGTTAATATCAATTTCAGTAAACTGATAGGTTGCTGGATTAAAGAATATATTTTTACTTGCATAGATACCAGATCTAATTTGACTGGTAAGATTTTGATCTCTACCCACAACTAATGCAGATACTTTAAAATTATTAGCATCACTATCAGTCTGATGAACATCTTTATTTTGGGAGTTATAAAAATAGTGGTGAGTTTTATCATCTGGTTCTGTATTAATTAAACTATCTAATGATACAAACTTAAAACCACTTTTTGTTTCATATGCAAAATAACCAGGATTAGCAGTATTCATTGGTATTGTTTGTTTTGCAAGCATAGCAATTAAATCAAATGGTCTTTTAGTCATTCCAGCAAAAGTATAAGTGTTGCTAGATTCTGAGACTAATACCCTGTCTGCAGGTAATGTTAAAACATCTTTGCATATTGATGCAACAGATTCTGATATATTACCTTTATAGCATGATGTAACCTTTTTAACTGCATTTAATACTCCAATTCTAGAACAGAATCTTATTTGAATAGTTTCACTATTTGCCTGTTTATCTAATATTTGAACCTCATTAATATATAATATCCTATGAGGATCATCCTTAACAGCATAATCTATACCTTCACCAATTTCAGTTTTAATTCTCATAAGAAGTTCGCAACCAGCTTCAAGTGGAAGATATTCATATAAAGAACCTGTTGTTCCTTCATCTCCTTCTTTAGAAACTGCATCTGCAGTACTAACAAGAGTGATAACTCCAGTTATATGTGGTGATAATACATTTTCATAATAATATATGTTAACAACTCTAGTTCCACCAGAATAAGGGCCATCTATAAGATCTACTTCTCTTTCACCATTAGAAGATTTGATTTTAAATACTTCGTATTTTGAGGATTGTACTGCCATTAATCTAACACCAAACTACTAGATACTTCTGGTTCTGGTCTTGTTTCACCACCGCCACCAGATTCACCATTATTACTACCAGTGGTTGCAAGAACTTCTACAGGAATAATAACAGTGTTGAGATTATTTCCACCATTTTGCACTTTCAAGTCACCAGTAACTTTGTGAACTTTATTTAATATGTTATTAACATTAGCATCTATAACTTGCTCTACCTTATCATCTTCTTTCGTTACATCCTCTTTCTTTTCACCATCAGCTCCTTTCTTTGCAAGTTCCTCAGGATCTATTGCAATTAAGTTTTCTAATGGATTTTCCACCCCTTCTTGTTGTGCATCTGCAGGATCATCAGTAGTACCTGTTGCATCCATCAATGCTTCATCTTCACCTTCTTGTTTAGTTTCAGTTTGACCTAAACCTTCACCACCACCTTTCTCAAACTTATCTACTTGAGAGAAATCTATAGGAGTAGCATCTTCTTCACCTTCTTTAGTCTCTTCACCACCACCATCTTCTTCTTCTTTAGGTTCTTCTATTTTATCAACTTCACCTTCAAGATCTTTCTTTATAGTTTCTAATTGAGCTACGTTAGTTTCTGCCTCACTAGGTTTCCAAAGTTGAGAAACCCAACCACCAAAACCCATCAATGCTTTTGCAATCGTACTTATAACCTTCCATACAACCTTTACGAATGGTGCTATTCTATCATATGCTGATGATAAGGAAGAAATAATTTGTGGTAACTTATCAACAACAAATCCCATTAAAAGATATCCAAAGAAATTCATTATTCTATCTTTGATACCCATTACCATTCCACCAACATTACCAAGTACACTTGCTACAGGGCCTTTATTACCTCCCGCTTGCTCAATTTTTTTCTCAGCAGCGGCCCTTTCTGCCTGTAATCTTTGCTTACGGGTAAGAATTTTCTTCCTATCACCTAACTTTCCAAGTTCTTTAGTCTTGTCTGTTAGTACACTCCTAATATTAACAGCAGTTATTTTTAATTTTTTTACTTCTTGTTTCGTGGTCATTTATACGTATATCCCCAATTTTTCTCTAGTTTGAAGAATATAATAGTTACTCATATCCTCTGCACCAATAATAGGTACAGGAGACTCATTAACAGCACCCAAGAAATCAGCTTGTTTTTGTTGTGCTTGTTGAGAAATTGTTAGAGGATCTAGAACTGTAGTCACACCATCCGCATTAGGATCTGTAAGATCTCCTGCTGGATTAACATTATTTGAGAAGTTAAGTTGTTGTTCTTTACCTGCGACTGCTTCTGCTACGGATTCATAATCACCCATAGCATCTTTTAGATTCTTCTCATCCTTACTCAACTTATTATCTCTCACCATCATACCAGCATCAATAGCAAGTGAAAGACCAGTTCCAACACCAGGAATCATAGACGCAGCACCAGAAGCCATTTCACCTAAAGCACCCTTCCAATCTGGTGGTTTAGACATTAATCTACCTACAGCAAATGCAGCACCTAAACCTAGTCCAACAATAGGGATCTTTTTAAGGAGTGACTTACCTCCTGTTTTAGTTAAATTTTTAAGTAAACTTTTTCCACCACTCTTCAGTAATTTACCACCACTCTTTAATAAATTCTTTCCACCTTTTATTAAATTCTTTCCACCTTTTATTATATTTTTTCCTAGTTTAAATAAACCTTTTGCACCAGGTATATTCTTAGCAAAATTCTTAATTGCAGACACACCATTCTTAATTAATGCCTTAGCATTTTTAAGCATTTTCGGGAGAGTTCTTTTTAAAAAGACTCTAGCCAGTCGTCTAGCCCTATTCAATCCTTTAAAGACACCATTAACAAACTTAACAAGTGCTTTAATTTTCTTGTAAATTTTCATAACAAGAACACCACCAACAATGGCTCCTAATCCAATTAAAATTTTCTGACCATGATTTTCTAAGAATTTAAAGAACTTTGTAATTGCTTCATTATTATTGGCTAACCATGTTATTGCTTTATCTGCAATAAATCCTCCTGCTATGGCCGCGAAGAATCCTATAACTTTATCAAGTATGCCCTTTGCTGGTGCAGTTACTGTATCAAATGCCTTACCTATTGTACCACCGATCTTCTTAACAGCTTCTATTCCTGCTTCTGCACCCGTTCTTTTCTTTCTATCTGCTGTTCCTCTTAAAGTTGCTATTGCATCTTTTTCTTGTGTAATTCTATTTGCAAAATCTCTACTTAATGCATTACCAATATCTTGCAGTATTAAAGATACCTCTGCTATATCTTCAGTAGGTTCATTATCCTTTCTTAACTTAAGTATATTCTTAAGTTTAGTAATTTTTATCTCATTAGCAGAAACTCTTTGCGTTAATTCATCATCAACAGTATCAGGTACAAGTTTACTTGGATCTATTTTAGGCCCTTTACCTGGTAATCTACCTCCTGTAATAGGACTCACATACGTTGGATTTTTTGCATTTATCGCTGCATTTACCTCTTCAAGTGTCTGTAACTTCTTTGGTCTTCCTCTTCTTTTTATAGGAGCAGCACCTTTTGCACCAAGAGAAGTTACTTTTGATGCCTTTATCTTAGGTTTTGATTTAGATAGTTTTGCTGCTTTAGCCACGTCGTTGTTGTGCTTTTAGGTTTTCTTCTTCAATGTATTGCTGGAGAAGTGAAACATAAATCTCCCTTTCCCAAGGAATCATGTTTTCCAACTCTGTTAAGCTATATTTATGGTGTTGCATCAGGGCAAAATTAGTCCGATAGTAATTCTCTAGACTCTCGTGAGCTAGAGCTAAGCGAAAAAACTTGCTAGACCCTCCAACATCACTTCACTTTTTACTTTAGTCTTTGGATTAAATACCTCAACTTTATGTTGTAGTTTAGGCATTGTATCAAAGAATTTTTCAATATCCTTAAATTGTTTAGAATTCATGGACTCAACAAATTCTTTCAATTCTTTTTTAGTACAGTCAGAAGCATCCCAAGATTCTTCTGCAGTATATACTTGATCAATACATTTCATAATAACTTCAAGAGATTGATCTACTTGAGGTTTATCAGTATCCAGTTCAAAATTAGTCTCAATAAATTGAGTCATAGATGGATAAGCCATCTTAACTGATAAATTATCATCTAATTTAATGATATCACTGTGGTCTGGATTCTTTTCAACTTTGATAGCATCAATGTCGATTTCCATTAGAACCTGTGTTTCTCCATCATCAGGACAGGTTACATTAACCTCAACAGTTTCACCAACAGATTTTGCACGAACATTTAAAAATAGATATTCAATATCAAACGTCGCCATTTTTTCGACTTTGATACCTCGTGTTTGAACACATTGTCCTATTACTGTTTTAATTGCTTCAGAAATCTGCTTTTGATTTTCAGATTCTAAGGCCATAATCAGAATTTTTTCTTCTCTAACTAAGAATGGTCTATATTTAACTTTTCTTCCACTAGAAGGCAATACCAATTCATAGACAGGGGTATTAATTTTTGGTAAGGGCATAATAAATCAAATCATTATATATTATATATACGGGTTTCACCGACTTTTTATTTCATTCTGTATCTATCGTATGCAAACTGAACATTTACCTTTACAAGATCAGCACCACCATATTGTACGGGTATTGAAGTCATTGACTTTGGAAAAGCATTTACATACTCATAAGTAATACTTTTCTTTGGATCTAGATTCTTTTCAAATTTTGTAATTGTTAATACTCCAGACTTGTATCCTATCTTATTATCTCTGTTCATAGGATAGTTTAATCTTCTATAATAATTGTTATCATCAGTACGGGTGATACCTCTAAAATTATCATCACCTGCAACATAATCCATCCATCCTTCAAAAAATTTAAGGACGTTATAATCATGATCTACGTAAAATGAGAAGTCACTATCAACATATATTCTTGTATGTGCAAACTGTTGATTGATTCCCTGATAATTATCTTTAACTTCTGATGTAGCAAATGAACTGGTAGGTAATGTAGCCTCAGCACACATTATACCAACCTTATTACCATTTGCATAATCATTAGGCAAATCATAATATTGTTGAAGATATCTCTTTAATTCAAATGATATACCTGCAATATGTACCTGATATTGATTATTCAAAGATACCTTACCAAGATCTAATCTGGTAAGAGTACCCATTTTATATTTTGAAATAAGTCCTGCCACTCTAAATATAGTTATATTATTATATTTCTATTTAGTGTCTTACAAAGGAAGATATCAACCAAGTAACCCATTGAAGTACAAAGGTAACTTTCGAAACATAATTTACCGTTCTTTATGGGAACGTAAATTCATGGTTTACTGTGATAAAAACGAAAACATTTTGGAGTGGGGAAGTGAAGAAATATTCCTCCCATACAGATCTCCAGTTGATAATAGGATTCATAGATACTTTCCAGATTTTTATATCAAGGTTAAAGAATCAACGGGTCATGTTAAAAAATATTTAATTGAGGTGAAACCAAAAAAACAATGCGTAGAACCTAAACCTCAAAAAAAGAAAACAAAAGGGTATATCTACGAAGTTTATGAATATGCTAGAAATCAAGCAAAATGGAAAGCAGCAAGAGAGTATTGTGCTGACCGAATGTGGGAATTTAAAGTATTAACAGAAGACGAATTAGGTATCAAGTAATGGCTGATAGAAAATTTAGTTGGCAGAAAGAAAACCCTATTGCTAATCCAGCTAAATATGCTGAGATTATGGCCGATATTGATAGAAGAAACCCAACCAAACCTGGCCAATATACGGGTTTACCTGTTCCTGCAGATCAAAAAGAAGACAGACCTACTGATGCTAAATTAAATAGATTGCGTAAAGTTGTTGATAATATGACTGGTACTGAAAGTGCAGATGATTTGATGTTAGAAGTAATGAATGCATTGCGTGAAAGTGGTAAAGTACCAACAGCAGGAAATTATTATACCTTTGTATATAATCCCAAGACACCTAATATTCAATATGATCAAAATCCTTTAGTTGCAGTATCAAATGTGTTTAGTTGGGGGTTCAAAGGACTTAACTTTCACTGGGGTCAAATGAGACAATATACATGGGATGAGATCGCTGGTGGACTATATTTGGTCACTGCTGAGGAACTTTCAGACGCACAAGAGATACCTTTTCAGAATATCCGTATAAATAGATAATAAAACTGTAATTGTTATGGCAGAAGAGACAACAACTACACAAACAGATCCTAAACTTACCGAACAACAACAGTCAGATGTCGTAAAAGAATACGAGTCTCTAATTACTGCTAAACCAAAACCAGCAGCTCCAGAGAAATTACCCACAGGTTTAAGATATCCATATAGTACAGTAGATAATACTCAAGATTTTTTAAAGTTTACTATTTTTAAATATAAAAGAAGTGGGCAAATCACAAGAGATAGTAATGGATTAAAAGCAGATTTATTAGGTAATATTATTCTACCAGTACCCGCACAATTACAAGATAGTAACAATGCTAACTGGGGACAAAGCAATATGAATTTTATGGAAGCAGGTGGTGTTAATGCAGCTCAAAATGTGATGGGTGGAAATATGGAAGGAACTGGTAATGAAATAAAGAATTTGGTTAATCAACTTAAAGGTAATCCTTTAGTTAAAAATTACTTCACAGCACAGGCAATTAGTGCTGTTGGAGGTAATGTTAGTGCTGCTGATATTCTAGCAAGAGATAATGGTCAGGTATTGAATCCAAATATGGAGTTACTATTTAAAGGGCCAACTATTAGAAATTTTAGTTTTAATTTTAAGTTTACACCAAGATTTCAGAAAGAAGCACAAACTGTAAGAACTATAATCAAAGCATTCAAAAGAAATATGGCTCCAGAAGGTTCTGGTGGTGCTATGATTAGAACACCAAAAATTTTTGAAATTCAATATCTTGGAAAAGCAGCAGATTATTTGAATAGAATTAAATTATGTGCATTGAAATCATGTAATGTTAATTACACTGCAGATGGAACTTGGGCAACATATAATGATGGTTCACCAGTTGCTATGACTATGGCTTTAAGTTTTACAGAACTTACACCAGTTTATAATGAAGATTATGCAGCATATGATGATAGTTCAGATGGAGTTGGATTCTAATGGGATATTTTAGAGAGTTACCAGATGTAGCATATCAGAATTTTTTATCTGATAGTCTTTCATCTCAAAGTTATATTGTAGTTAAGAACCTTTTTAGAAGGAATAAAATACGTGATGATTTAGAAGGTGTATTTACTGTCTTCGACAAGTATGAAATTCAAGAAGGTGCTAGACCTGATAATATCGCACAAGAATTATATGGCGATGATAAGTTAGATTGGGTTGTTTTATTAACTGCAGGAATTTTAAATGTTAGGGATGATTGGCCTCTAACTAATCAAGAATTATATAATTTCTGTGTAGATAAGTATGGTGCAGATATAAATGCTATTCGTCACTATGAAACAAAAGAAATTGTAGATGGAGATGGAAGATTAGTTCTTCCTAAAGGTAAAAGAGTTGATGGTAATTTTTCAGTTACTTATTTCTATTACAATCAGTACATAACTCCAGCTTCTGTAGATACAATACAAGGAGTTACAAATTTTGAATATGAGTTAAAGAAAAATGTAGAGAAGAGTTCTATACATATTCTTAAAAAACGTTACCTTAATCAGTTCCTTAACGATATGAGAGATATAATGGTAGTACAAAGATCTTCAAATCGTATTACTGATAAGTTGAGTAGAACGGAAAATACTAAAGTTACAGTGCAATAAAAAAGGGGTCGTAAGACCCCTTTTATTATGTTTATTCTGATGCGAGTTTCGCAAAGTATGATAGTGTATCATCCTCCGCTTCTTCATCAGCGGCTCCAACACTTACTGGTGCGGGAGTTGAAGAAACTGCGTCAGCAACAACTTGTTCTGCCTTGTTTAGGCCTTCACTTAAGTCTTCTAAGTCTTCATCGAATGTAGGACGTGCAGAAGTCTTGTTACCTAATACGTAACCTAGACGCTTCTTCAAATCTTCATATGATTTGAATTGATCAGCAGCTACAAATTCTTGAAGTGATGCTTGCTTCTTCCATAATCCTTCCATTGCTTCATCATCGTCTAATAATGGACTTTGAGCAGCGAACTCGGAAGAATCATAGTTTCTGTAACCTGCAACGTTCTTAGCCTTCAATTTGAAGTTAGCACCTTGCCAGAAATCAAATGGATCAATTGCTTCCTCATCTTCAAACTCAGGTTGCATTGCTGCAGTTAGTTTATCAAAGATCTTCTTACCATATTTGAATAAGAAAGTCTTACCTTCGTTCTCAGGATTAGCAGGATCCTTCACAACATAGATGTTACTAATATAAGTGAGTTTACGTTTCTGTTTTCTTGCAGTATCTTTACCTGCGTCTGTTCCATTGTTCCAGAGTTGGGTATTGTACTCAGAAACAGGATCTTTTTGACCAAGAGTAGTCAAACTGTTTTCGATATACCAACCACCAGGCCCTTGGAAGGCATGAGAGTATAGTTTTACGAATGGTAGATCCTCACCTTCTGGTGCAGGTAGAAATCTAATAACAGCATAACCGTTACCTGATTTATCTACGTCTAATTTCCAAAGACGGTCATCGCCTGATGCACCGTTGTTATTCATTTTCTCAACTTCTTTAACTAACTTTGCAGTTAATGAGCCAAGTTTGGATTGTTTTTTTAAGTCTGCGAAAGACATAATTGGATACCTCGGATTAATTTGGATTAATTTGGATGTTTAGATTATACCATACATTGACTTAAATGTCAAGATGGTCTTTCATTTTTTGAATGGTTTTACCCATCCCCTTGAATAATGTGATTATATCAGTACCTTCTGGGAAACCCAACATGGTAAGTGATTGTTCTAAATTCTTTTTCATCTCTTCAGCTGCAGGATCATCAGACAAGGATAATCTTGTGTACATGACCTTTTGCTTTTCAAGTAAAGAACTTAATTGTTCAACGTGTTCCATTTTTTCCTCATCGGGCATTTTATTAAAATTCATCATGTCTCCATAAACTTCTTGTTGAAGTTTATTGATTTCTCTAAGTTCCTCTCTTACAAGAGGTGAATCAAAAAATTCACTCATTGATAATGTCTCTTAATACGTTTTTATAATGGAATACATTAATATTTATAAAGGGAATGTATTTTTTTATCTTTAAACTGACGGATTCCCACACTGGATCTTTTAGTTTCTTATCAAAGTTTTTTGCGAAAGAAAAGACTTTTTCCAGTATCGTAAGCGTTTCTAAACTTATCTCTCCACCCAGATACTTTTTTAGTAATGGTGGATGGCCCTTCGAGCAATCGAATACTTCTTCTAAGTTGTTTTCGTATATCAATTTCTCTACTTGTTCTTTGAATAAGTAAGTCAAACTCTGTTTGCGTCTTTTCCAATCTGCGTAGTTTCTTTCTCCAGAATTGATAATTTCTCCAATCCATAGGTTTTGTGGGTTATCGGTTGTTACAAAGTTTGCTAATAAGAAGTTTACGACTTCTTCGTCAGAGTATTTTCTGGATGTTTTTTCAAACCAGTATTTGTCTTTTCTTTTGTTAAAGGCAGACATTGTAGCCCTTGACTTACCACCATATTTTATAAAGTCATACTTAGGGTTAGTAAAATGACTTTTCATAGAGAGATAGGTTTGGTAAGTTTCAAATGGTGTCACTTTCATTTAATCTCAATTTCCATTCCATTAAAAGATCTGTAATGTCCTATTCTACCAGCTGGAAAAGTATTGACCACCAGACTGTATCTATCATTAAAATCTTTACTTGGTCTTACTTGGTGATATGTATTAGAAGGAAATAAACTTAGAGTACCTGCTTTTGCACGTACTTTATGACTAATATCATGAGGGTCGTCCAAGCTCCTTGGAGTTACCAATGGTTGTTTATCCACTTCCCATATACTATTATGATAGATTGTAGTACCTGTAGGTGAGTCTGTCAAGTAAAGAACACCACTTATATAAGAATTGGTATGAAAATGTTTTGGTTGATGTGTATTATATGTAGTGACTACACCCCAAGCCTGAGTAATATCTATACGATCACACTGCAAATTTCTTACTATTTTTACCTCATCTAAACATGCAAGTATCCAATTCATAATAGGTGCATACTCAGGTTTGAGATTAAGACGGGAATCTTCAGTCATTCCAGAAATATCATAACCCTCAGCATTTCCCTGATGAATTAATTCTTCTTTTTTAAGTAATTCTAATGCTAATGCTGTAATCTTTGGATCAGCTTGAAACTCATATATGGTCTGAGGTAATACTTCAATCTGTTTCATCTTCTACACTCTCTAAATGTTCGATTGCATCAACAGGCACCTCATTTTCACCAATACGATACCAGTGTTCAAGTTCTCCTGATTTCCAACTCTTACGTTCTCCAATATATTCAAGGTCAGGGAAACTATGTTCTCTAAGCATTGCTTGAAGACGATAATGTGTTAATTCAGTTTTGTTCGGAATCTTCATTTAAACCATAATGATAATCGTTAGTATCTCCATACCTTTCCATATGTCCTCTCTCAACACTAAAGTATTTTGTGGATACTTTAAAGTCAGGCATTTTAGGATTTTTAGGAGTTAAAGAATTGTCGTAAATTCTTAATCTATTATTAGGATACAGTGCAAACTGTCCATTGTTCAATTCTATAAGATTGTGACTCTTATGTTCTGCAGGTGTTTCTGATGTACTAAAATCAGGAGTATCAATATCACAGTGATAATTATCTAATGTTACCACATATTTTCCTTGCTGTGTTCCAAAATCTCTAGTATAGCACTCATAATCCATAGAACCTATAAACTGTTTGCATATAGTCGTAACACCATAATCCATACAGTTCCAGAACTGTAAGTTAGGTAGATCCATATCTGGATCGGGTGTTTTAGGTTGACTTAAAAAAGCACTGATAGGCAGTTTATCAAATATTGCTGCATATTCTGGTAAATATGTCTCAAAATAAAAGGCACGGCCAGGAATAGATTTTGCAGATACCCAGACACCTGGTGTAAATTCACCATGTCCCGATTGAAAGTCAGTAAGATATTCTTTTCTTACCCAAACTTCCTCTGCTGGCATATTAGAAATTAATGTCGGCATTACAAAGGTAATTTAGCTCTTGATGTTTTTTTCATGAAATTTAGTTCCTGTGCATCCCACTTCAATTTCTCTTTGAGTGGTTTAGAAACTAACTTTGTTACTGATTCTATCTCAAGTCCATTGATTTCGCAATAGTAACATATTGCATCAATATAATTCATATCTTCTTTAGATACTATTGACTCAATTTCCATTGCAAATTTAGCGGGAGTAAGAAACTTCTTCTCCATTACTTGCTCAAGTTCTTTGTTCGGTTCCATAGATTTCCAGTTTATCTCTAACAAACTTTCTAATATATTTGTCGAGAAGTTTGATGTACTTTGCTTTGTTGTACTCTTCATAAACTACACATTCTCCATTTTCACAAGCCATAATGATGACCAATTTTTTAACTGATATATTTTTTAATTCATACAACATACAACCGTATGCCATCGCTTGGACAAAATAATGTTCTATCCATTCCCTTGGCTTTGGTTTCTTAGATGTTTTAAAATCTATTATTGATAACTCTCCATCATATTCTGCAATACAATCAACAGTTCCAGCGATACCCAGTTGTTTACTATATAGGGCACCTTCAAGGGAGTGAATATTATCTATTTTGTTAAGTTCCCCCTTTGAGATTTTAAATAAAAAATCAGAAATAGGAGGAACCTCTGGAAGTACTTGATCGTTCTTTAGATAATGTTCCGTGAGTGTGTGCATATCAGTTCCACGGGTTGTGGCCGCTTTCGTGATACGATCTGCCTCTTCATTACCTACCTTCTTTCTCCAATTAACAAAGATTTCTTTATTAAAGTGGCTAGTTACGGAAGTAATCGAAACAAGTCTAAGTAACTCATCTTCGTCTGGTACTGAGTAATAACGAACTCCATCAATAGTCTCCCTAGTAAGTTTAGGGAGATTCAAATCAACATGTTTAAACATTACATACCCATCTCAAGTTTAGCAATAATATACTCCTTCACGAGTCCAGAACGAATGATATCATCAATTCCAAATTCTATTATATCAAAAGAGTTCATTTTACGCAAGATGTTCATAAAGTCCACTATACCGTTTCTTTCATTAGTTTTAAGTAAATCAGATTGTCTAGCATCCCCACAGAAACATATCTTACTATTTTCTCCTACTCTGGTAATAATACTATCGAGTTCATGGAAATTGAGGTTCTGAAATTCATCAACAATCACAATCGCATTATCGAGTGTAGTTCCTCTTAAAAACGAGGTACTCCAGAATTTAACTGTATCCTGTGCTTTTAGATTTCCATAAAGCATTTCAAAATCAGCATCAGAGTTCATTTCGAACATATACTTTACCATGTGCTTATAAGGCACTTGATAGATGTCTGATTTATCTTCGTAATCACCTGGTAAAAATCCAATCTCTCTTGTAGATACTAATGATCTTACAATATAGATTCTTTCATAGGGAGTTCTGTCGTTTAAAACGTCCTTTAGAGCATTGAAGAGAGTAACGAAAGTTTTTCCTGTCCCTGCTGCTCCATAGGCAACGAGGTGTTTTCCTTCTCTATAGGAATCAAATAGTCTTTTCTGATTTTCAGTAAGAGGTTGGATATCAATCAAATAATCAGCACTCAGAGGTTTTTTCCTCTTCATCTGTTTACCAGTCATCCCCACACCAATAGGTTGATCCCCAGAGGTTTTTCTTTTACGGGCCATTTTATAGTTTCAAATTACGGGCACCTGGTGCTTTGGATGCTTTCTGCAGAACTTCATTCCAGCCAGGCTTTGATTTACGTAGTTTATCTCTCCATTCTCCCACTTCTGCAGCCATTGGACATGTTGATGGATCAGAGTAATCTCTACTCCACTCAGGATTATCAGCACACCACTGATCCCAATCATGTACACTCATTGAGACTTCTTTCTTATCTCCAGTTTTTGTATTTACAACAGGGTATGTAGCCATAATATTTTATCGGGTAATTTATTTAGACCCATTCTAGGGCTTCTGATACGTTCGGGAATTGCTCTATAAAGATCTTTCTACATTCCTCTGCAATCTGCATATGCTCTTTTTGAGTACCGTGTGCAGATCTCAGATTAATATAGTGAACCCATGAACGACAACTTCCAGTCATATAGATTCTGGTAGGAGTACATAGAGGTAACACCATTCTTGCACATTCCTTCGCAACACCCTGACTCAGCATTTGCTCATAGAGTGACTTTGCAGAACTAAACAGGGTTATCATCTGTTTTTCGAATTTTTCGATTTTTTCGGGTTCCAAGTCATTTGTAGAGTTTTGACGATTCTTCTCATCCTGTCTTCTGAGTTCTGGTAGTTCAAAATCGCCTAATGCGGTGCTTGCTGCATATCTCTGTGAGAACTCTTGGAACGTAAAGCTCCTATGTCTCAAAATTTGAGCAGCGATAGCTCGGCTTGTCTCGATCTCCAAGCTCATCGAGGATTGTTCAAATACACTCCAATGATTATGCTTAATACAATACTTTAATAAGCCTGAGTATTTTTCATTATCCTGATTTGAGGGATTACTCACTCTGGCGATATAAGCCATTGTTTGCTCTGCATCAGGAGTGATGCTAACAAGTTTTACGTTCATTTACCAAATCCTTCGGGTTTTTCTCTTTTTCTAGCTAATGTCTCTTTTTCAAGAACAGCAAGTTGTTCTCTCATAAATGAAAGCTCTTCAGAAGTGTACAAATAGTCTTGTTTAAGTGCTTCTTTTAAATTCTTAAGAATTTGCTTTTGTCTCATCCGTCGTCGTCCTCGAAAATTTCATCATAATCAGTTAATACCTTATTTGAGGTATTTACCGTAGAATACGCATCTACGTCAGAATAGATTTCTGCCTTTAATGCGTCTAATGCTAGTTCTACCTGCCTAAGTCTTAATTTCAGTTGTTCTCTTTGCGGTTCCATAATTTTTATATGGTATTTAGTCATTTTACACAAAAAAAGAGCATCTGTCAAGAGATGCTCTTTGTATATAAGAAATTGATACTATGCAGTAACAAGTTTCTTCTCAAACTTAATACCTCTATAGGTCTCTTGAACCTTATTGGTCTTAGTTTGCTTTTTATCGTTGGTATCGTACTTAATACCACGGTATGTGACTTGTGCCATGATGGTACTCCTAAAGTAGTTGGATTTTAAGGCCCGTTCCTTTAGTCGGCTTTTGCGTCTCCCGAAGGAGATGAACGATCCGTTCCGAGTCGGCTTACTTGCGTCCTCCTCTAGCAATGAGGAGGATGAACGTTGTGTTAATACTAACACATGTATAGTATATAGTCAAGCACTTGTGTAACATGTGATACAAAATCCTGTGGCTCAAAAAATTTGGGGAGTTTTTTTTGCCCGATTTTTGAAAGCTAAAGTCGATTTTGGTGGCCAGAGATTACATGTAATTAATATTGATGTTACATCTAAACTGTTGATCAGTACAGTTAGTACTATTGTGTGTGACTTGAGGGTTGAAGAATAGCATTCTATTTTTAACGGAGTCAACTTTTGTACCATCAACATTAGTATGGCCATCACAGGTATTCAAAGAAAACAATGCTCCCTTATGATCAAAAGTATAATCTGTATGAGGTGTATGACTGACTAGAATATCTGTTCTAGGATATAGATTTACCTTTACTCTAATTAAGTGTTCTGCACCTATAGCCTCTTTCAATATATCTGCAATCCAAGAGTGAGGACTACAAGGTTCTGGGTATGGATGTAATTTTAAATCCTTATCCATATAAGTTTCAAATAATGAATGAGTGAAGTAACAATCCTTCTCCTTACCTAAACCAGAAATATCCTTAATACACCTCCAAGGAGTATCTTCATAATTAAATATAGTGTTTTTAATTCTATGGAAAGTTAGTTTATCTAGAAACTTGTCTTCAATCCTCATTTCTTTTTAGGATATAGTTTTGCTATTTTTTCTTTACGAAGTTTTTCCTTATTTCTTTTCTCTTCTAATTTCTCATCCCACCAAGTTACTGGCCACCTTTGAAGTTTCAAAGCAGCAATCCATAATTTCTTACGGGGAAGACGAAA